GACTGTAGAGTCAATGAGTAAGAGAAGAAAACCTTTTACATGTGACTATACAGGTTTCGGATGGGTGTCGATTAAGAAAGGAGTCTTTGAAGCATTAGAGTATCCTTGGTTTGCACCTCAGATGCAAGTCTTTGAGTCTGGTGAGGTACAGGACATGTGTGGTGAGGATGTCAGTTTCTGTTTAGATGCAAAGAAGGAAGGTTATGAGATCTGGTGCGATCCTAAGATTCGTGTAGGACATGAAAAAACAAGAGTCATATGATGTAAGAGTCAAAGGAAGACTCGTTCTTTCGAGAGGATCCATTGAAGATGCAATGGAAATCATTCAAGACCTCTCTGAGGCTTATTATAATACAGGTCAACCAGACCCTAGTACAATTACAATGGAGTTAAACAATGGCGAAAATGAAGCAATCATTAACGGGCAATAGTTTTGTAGACGCAACACCCAAAAAATCTCGGCAAGGACTCGGTAAACACTCGAAGTTCAGCGCAACTTCTCGAAATAAAGCAAAAAAGAGATATCGAGGACAAGGTAAATGATCAACTTAAAAAATGAATAAGACCTTAGAAAAAATATTAGAACCTGTAGTCCTGATTGGGATGACAGGTTTCCTATTAGTAATGTTCGGTATCTTTGCGATTGAACACTTTTTGATTCGACCACCTATGAGATTGTTAGGGCTCGGTGAATACAAGAAAAGGAAAAGAAGGAGAAAAAGAAAATGATTCTACCAGGCTCTACAGTTAAAGTAAATGATGAGAATTCAATATACAGAGGGTATGTTGGATGCGTTCAGAGAATACAAGGTAAAAAGGCTGCTGTCCTTTTAGACCAAGATGGTACTCCTTGGGATAAAATGATTACATTTAGAATTTCTGAACTTGATGAAGTAACAAAAGGTTTCCAATATTATCCAAAGAAATGAAAAACGTGACACCATATCAAGCACTTCCAAAAGGACTGTATATCTTGAATAGTCTCATTGCAGGTCAAGGTATCTTTACGATGAATACTATCCCAGCTGGGACTGAACTTGGTATGTCACATATTATAGTTGATGAAGAAATATATCGCACTCCACTCGGTGGATTCATAAATCACAGTGAGAATCCTAACTGTGAGAAGTATTTGGTAGGAAATAAGTACTATATTCGCACAATTAGAGACATAGACCCCATTGAAGAACTTGTCTTGAAATACACATTTTACAAAGTAGTATAAATATATTGAGTAAATTGCATCAGGAGTAGATGCCAGTTATAAGACAAAAACAATCCAGACGTTTTAAGGATATTTCTCTATCTTTTAAGAGACATCCTGTGACGAATGATATACTTGCACTTACAAATGAGGATGCAATTAAGAGATCTGTTCGCAATTTAGTTGAAACAATAAATGAAGAGAGGTTTTTTAACCCTCTGATAGGCTCTCATATAAGAGAGAGTCTTTTTGAACTACCAGATAATAATGTAAGAGCTACTTTAAAAGCACAAATTGAGAACTCAATACTAAATTTTGAACCTAGAGTCAATCTTACGGATGTAATTGTCAATCATCCTAACGATACGAACGATTTAGAAGTTACAGTGAGTTATGATATCATCGGCCAAGAGTCAACTCCCCAAGAAATAACATTTATCCTACAACCAACTAGAGTATAATGGCGTTTACACAATATACAAACCTCGACTTTGAAGAAATTAAGGTTTCTTTACGTGAATATCTGCGTGCCAACTCTAATTTTACTGATTTTGACTTTGAAGGATCTAATTTATCAGTTCTAATAGACACTTTAGCATACAATACCTACGTTACAGCCTATAATACCAACATGGTTGCTAACGAATCATTCATTGATAGTGCTACTTTACGTGAAAATGTCGTAGCTTTAGCAAGAAATGTTGGTTATGTACCCTCTTCAAGACGAGCTGCAACTGCAAATGTCAGTTTTACAGTTGATTTAGGGTCTGGAACCACTAAGTCAAGTGTCACACTCAAGTCTGGCTTGGTTGCATTAGGTGATTTTGCGAATACTAACTATACTTTTTGCACTCCAGAGGACATTACATCACCTGTAAGTGATGGATTTGCAGAATTTACCATAGATATCAAACAAGGAACATTTGTAACCAACGAATTTGTAGTAGATACCTCTCAACCTAACCAAAAATTCATAATTCCTAACCCATATGTCGATACATCAACGTTAAAAGTGCAAGTAAGAGACACTTTAACATCATCTTCAAGGAAAACTTATTCACAAATTGATAATATTGTCGGAATCAGTACTCATTCTGAGACATTTTTGATACAAGAGATACAAGATGAGAAATATGAACTACTTTTTGGTGACGGAGTGCTTGGAAAGAAGCTAAGTAACGGAAATGTCATCAATTCAACATATATTGTCACTGATGGGGTCGGTGGAAACGGTGTTTCTAACTTTTCTTTCTCTGGAAAACTCGTTGATAACGATGGAGGACTCATTACAAGTGGAATTTCTGACGTAATTGTAAATCAAAGGTCAAGAAATGGTGCCGAAGTCGAAAGTATTGACACAATTCGTAATTTATCGACCAGAGTTTACTCGGCACAACATCGTGCAGTCACAGCTAACGATTATGAATCAATAATTCCAACAATTTTCCCAAATGCAGAGAGTGTAACTGCTTATGGAGGTGAAGATTCAAGTCCACCTCAATATGGAAAGGTATTTTTATCAATAAAACCCAAAAATGGTAGATTTATCTCGGATTTTGACAAAAGAGAACTTTTAGACAAGTTAAAAAGGTATTCTGTAGCTGGAATTCGTCAAGAATTCGTAGATTTGAAATATTTGTACGTAGAAGTTGATTCTACAGTCTATTATAACACAAATGCTGTTGCAAATGTGAATAATTTGAAAACTTCGATCAGAAACTCTCTTGAAACTTACGCAAATTCATCAGATTTGAATTCTTTTGGTAGTAGATTTAAATATAGTAAAGTTTTGAACATAATTGATGATAGTAGTTCTGCAGTAACGTCAAATATCACAAAAGTGATTATTAGACGTAATTTAGATGTTGATACAGCTAACTTTGCACAATATGAATTGTGTTTCGGAAATAAATTTCATAATCGCAACAAAGGCTACAACATAAAGTCTACTGGATTCACTGTAGATGGAATTCGTGGTGTTTGTTACTTTACAGACACATATATCGATGATAAGACTGGTAGGTTGATTATTTTTAGACTTAATAATACAGGAGAGGTTCAAATTGTCAATAATAATGCAGGGACTGTCAAATATGACATCGGTGAAATTCTTATAGATACAATACGTATACTTTCAACTATTAAGTCAGATAACGTTGTTGAAATTGAGGCCATACCTGATTCCAATGATGTAATTGGACTAAAAGACCTTTATTTACAACTATCAATCTCACATAGTAATATAAGTTGTGTTGCAGATATAATTTCTACTGGTGCTGATACATCAGGTGCTAATTACGTTTCAACATCAAGTTTCACAAATGGATCTAAAGTTCGTGGTGTTGCCATAACAGATACATCAACTATATCAACGACAACGACAACTACATCATCAACAACTACATCAACTTCATCATCATCCTCATCTAGTTACTAAATTAATCAATAATGGGTATAGACACCGCAGCCAAGAAGGTTCAGATTAATAAACTTGTCAGAAGTCAAGTACCTTCTTTTGTAGCCGAAGATAATCCTTTGTTTGTTGATTTTTTAAAACAATATTACATTAGTGAAGAGAGTAAAGGTAAGTCAATTGATATTATTACTAACTTTAATGATTATCAGAAAGCTGACACATATTCGGAAAACTATAATTTAATTGGATTTACAACATGTACAAGTCTTGTAAATTCATATGATGCAACAATCAATGTAAGTTCGACTGACGGTTGGCCTGATGATTATGGATTGTTAAAAATTGATGATGAAATTATTACATATACAGGTATTACATCTACATCATTTACTGGATGTGTAAGAGGATTCTCTGGTGTTGATAATTTAAAGTCACCAACTAATCCTGAGTCTCTAGTATTTTCAACATCAAATGCAAGTAAACATGAGAATACATCTAAAGTTGTTAATTTAAGTAATTTATTTTTACAGGAATTCTGGGAAAAAACAAAAGAATTGTTTATGCCTGGATTTCAAGATAGAAATTTACATGCAAAAGTAGATAAAGCTAATTTTCTACGTCAAGCAAAAGATTTTTATGCATCAAAAGGAACTGATGAAGCCATAAAGATTCTTTTCGGTGTTTTGTTTGACAGTCGAGCTGAAGTTATAAAACCAATAGAATATCTATTTGCACCATCAGATGCTGACTATGTAAAGACTAATGATTTAATTGTAGAACGTCTTAGTGGAAATGCTGACAACGTAGTTGGCCAGACGTTATTTCAGACTGATAATACAGCTACAAGTGGATCTATTTTTAATGTTCAGTACTTCCCAAGAGAAGGTAGAAACTATTATATAATCAGTTTAAGTAAAGGATCAATAGTTGGAACATTTGAACCAACAGGATCATCATCATTAGTTAATCCTGTATCAATAGGAACAACAGTTATTACAGTTGATTCTACACTTGGATTCCCAGAAGATGGAGTTGTGTATGTCGGAGCTGGTTTAACAGTTGGTATTGCAACTTATACAAGTAAATCTTCTACACAATTCTTTGGAGTTTCTGGAATATCATCAAGTTATACTGATAGCGACTTTATAAGATCATCTAAAACAGTATTTGCATATGAAAATGGAGATGTAAACAAACCAGTTTATTTCAGATTAACAAACGTAGCTAGTAGTGCTGATTTAAGTGATGTTGGATTCTTAAAAGCTGATGATGTTATTGTGCCAAGACAACTTGGAAAAGTATCTGATTCATCAAATTATAACTTAAACAGTTGGGTAGATAATATAAAAACAAAAACCGATGTCGCAAGAGATATTGCAACCAATACATCTAAAGTTAATTCTAATAGTAATGTAGTTACAACCGCAGCTCCACACCTTTTAAGTATTGATGATTCTGTAGTTTTACTTGACATAACTGGAGATGATCAAACTCCTGATAATATTTCTGGTACAGTTCTTGATGTTTATAATGATAAAGAATTTAGATTAGCTATAACTTCAGGTCAATTTGATACCTCCAAACTTTACAAAGTTCAAAGACAATTAAATTTTGCGAAAAGCACTAATAATCAATTAGGAGTAGAAAAGTTTGTTGCAGATG